CCTTCTAATGTAAAACCTTGTGACCTTCCAAAGTAAATAATTTGATGATCTATTTGTACAAAACTCCAGCTATCCGTTTTTATATCATAAATTATTAATTCAGTTGGATCGCCTTCGCCTGTACAATAACTCCAAACTACTTTAGCATTTGGCACATCAACTTCGCTGGTCATCCTAAAACGTCTGGTTGTTTGTTCTCGTGCGGCAAAAAACAAATCTACTTTTTTATCGCCTATACGAGTTATCCTTCCTCCTAAGTCGTATCTCATAAATCCGTCTTGCGAATAAAAGAAACAACTATCACCATAGCGAACCACGCTCCTTGCGGCTGGAGTTCCCATGTTAACTATCGTATTAGTCAGTCTCCAAACTAAAGGAGAACCAATATATTCCATCTCCCAGATTGCACGCTCTTGAAATATGATGACAGTATCGCCACCCATAACCATTTGCACTTTACCGCCATCACCTTGTAAATCTTGAAAGTCTGATTGAGTGTCAGGGTTAGAACCCCAGCTAGTTATATTTTCAAGTCCTGACCACTGAATTCTGTTGGGTCTATGAGTGCCGTCATTAACATTTCCTAACACTAAAAACCCTCTACTGATGCAAAGAGTTTTTGCTTTTGGAGGAGAACCACCTAAATCTGAAAACGTTCCACTTGCTCCAAAACTGCGTATTTGAATATTATTATCAAAGTTAGTTGCTATGACTTGTTGCCCAAACTTTGCAAACTCCCAGTAAGATTCATCACCGGAAGAATAAGTTGATCCTCCGACACTTGAAAAAGTAGTACCAGCTAAACGGTAAAGTTTAGTTGCGTCACCCGCAAAAACTTCAGTGTTATTGTCACCATCCGAATACGCCACTGCTCCACGACAAAATGCTGTCAGGGCATCTGTGTCTGTACTGATACTTTTGAAAGGTAAATAACAGTTTTGATGCGGTATGACGTTTAGAGCCATAGACGTACCTTGCGTGAATATGTCAGGTAAGTCCGGCTCAAAGTTACCAAAATTAATAGTTTGTATCGCCATTAGGGATTTGCACTGTCTGTTTTGATACCAACACTACCTTGGCTGGTTCGCGCCATTAAATAAGTTTCTGAAGCTGACCACACTACTTGTTTATATTGCTCAAGATAAGTTTGTGCTGATTGAAAATCTTGTAAAAATCTATAAGCGTGATAAAGACTTGCGGTTAAGTAAGCATCAGGATAAGTATCTATGATCCAATTAGTAGTGTTAGAATCTGATAACCCTGTTACCATTGGGTAATAAGAAAGTTCAAACGCATAGTTTGAATCAGGTGCAACCTCAAATTCTATTAGGTCACTAATCGTAAAAAATGCTGGCTTTCCACTACCACTGCGATGATTTAAACTAAGCTGATTTGGTGCTAAAAATCTTAAAGTGCTAAAAGCATCACCTGTAAGTGTAAATCTATATATTTCTTGAAAGTCTGTTGGTAAAGCTAACGTTGCAGTACCAGCCGTCAAAGTACCAGTCTGTCTTTGAATATTACCACGTATGCCTCCTATTTCTGGAGCCTCGACAGGCACAGGAACACGTTTTAAATATCTTTCAGCCAGATCAATAAATTGATTTAAATTTGAAGTTGTAAAGTCTGACCTAGCTGTCCAGTCCGATATTGCGCTTTTTAGCTCTGAGTAATTCGCGATTGCCATTTATCTATCCGTTTATTAATATTATTTAGCACCATTTCTGCGTGAACAGAGTCACCCATCATTTCTAACCACGACACGTTACCTATCATTGATTCATATTCATCCCACCATTCTTTTGCATACTCACAATGCCTAGTCTCTGGAAAATGTGGAATACCAGCGGTGTAATGAACAATTGAAGCTGGCTCAGTCATTTCATCATAGCCCACACAATAATTAAATTTTTGTGGTATATCACCTATAGATTCAGCCCAGTCAAAATTCTGCGGAGTGTTTGACTCGTCGTTTATATAATCTGCTGTTAGCTTTTTACATAAACTATTATTGAACACCATCAAAGATGCCCATTCAAATTTATAAATACTTTTTCTAACAGAAACCGCACAGTTATCTTTAACAAAATCATTTAACTTGTGAATATCGTCAAGCACTAACATATCTGCGTCCATAAATACTGAGACACCTTGATATCCACTTAGTGCTGGAGCTAAATAACGACTAAATGTAAAATCTGTTAGTCCAACTCTTTTTATTGGTAACTGCGGTAGCACCAATGGGATTATGCTTACAGGTTTACTTGCTCTTCTTGTAATTGACCATTGTAAGACGTTGTATGCAACTGGCTGTCTGGGGTCGACTCCGATGTAGATTCGCATGATTTCTCCTTTAAAAATGCCTCTAATTTACTAACTGTTACTTGAACTGCCTTTTTAACGCCCATTTCTTTCCTTCTAATAAACTCTACGCTTTCCCAGTATGGACTATCACCTTTCAGACCTTCGTGCCAATGTGGAGTAGAATGGACGATCACAAACGCTTTTGTGTTCAAAGCTCCAGCTAGATGATATACGGTCGTTGGAACGCATACAACAGCATCTAAGTTTTGCACTAAAGCGGCTACATCTTCTAAATTTTTACTTTGTGCGCCAAAAGGAAAGCGATGAATTTTTGTACCAGTTTGTTTGTGGAACTCATTAGTGTCGGATATGTCATCACGATATTGGAGAGAAACAAATGAGCAGTCTAAGTTAAATAAAGGAGACAATTCTCTTAGACTTAACGCTCTAGTTCGCCACCCATCGCTTCCTAATCTTCCTCCAGTCCATGCGATACCAATTTTAGGTTTATCACTTATGGAATCTAGTAAACCTTTCCACATTATAGTCTTATCAGGATTTACTTGTAAATATCTCTTCCGACGTTTAACTTCAGCCCATTGCATCATAGTAGCCATTGACGTTTGATAAGTTGATGTTACCGGATGAGTAAATTCTTTTACATATTGGGTTGGATAAACCTTTGTATTTGAAAAGGATTGTTTAAATAAATCTTCTAACTTTGGTTCACAAATCAATTGCTCTGGTTCTACCGGGCAACAACTCATAAAAGCTATCTGATCACCTAATCCTTGTTCTCCATAAACCAAAAGTTTTGCATCTTTCTGCCCTTCCCACTCTGGTAAACCATAATCATGCTTTGCTCTAAAGGGTTGATGACCCAAGCCAAACTGATAATGATAAAAACCTTGTTTATAGTCCCTCTTATGCAATTTTGCGTAGGCATAGGTCGTATGTGCTTGATGATGCGACTCAATATCTAACGATAACTTAGAATATCGCTCTGCTTCATCAAAATTATAATTAATTACACAAGCATTTCCTAAAAGCCTGTAAATCATCGCATAATTTTCTTTAGGTGAGTCTTTTGGAAAAATAGCAAGAGCATCTTTTAAAGTATGCACCGCTTTTTTTGGCTCTTGTAAGTGTTGTTGAACAGCACCTAAAATCATAAGAGTGCGCCATGAACGTTTCTTTCTTACCATTTGCATAGCTACCGGGTAAGCAAATGCGGCTTTGCCAGAATCAATCAAAAATCGGCATAATAAAAGCCAGCCCTCAATGTCATCTGGTTTCTCAGTCATTGCCTCTAGCAGTAAAGTGCCAGCAAACTCAAGGTCTCCAGCGTTTATTGCTAAATGGCAATCCTTTAAAAGTTCAGACACGCCCTGTTCCAGTTCTGAGATACGCATAATCTGGACTATTCAACAACTTTTGCACTTCTTTCCACTGATGTTTGTTGAATATATCCACACCTAATTCACGTTTCCATTTTACAATTACTGAATTAGGAACAGATGCAACGTGCCACCAATCTTTTTTTATCCCTTGCTTTGAGTAGTCATTTAAACCCATCGCACCGCCATTACCATGATTTCTAAGAGACTTAGATAGTTCTAAATTAGGTTGAACATCTTGAACTTCAGCAATGGTTGATAGCCCAGTGCTGTGATCGTAGTCATGATAAACCGTTGTGTTAGTCAAAGGATCTTGATCTAAAACCCTTTTCATGTGTGTTTTTTACTTAATTTAGAAAAAGTAGCTTGCATTGGCATTTGTTTCATACCTTTGTCTGAAAAGTTACCAATATTTTTTAAAAACTGACCTTTATTGTCAGCAAAGTTTTTTGAGTCATGATTCATTTTTTTTGAACCATCTTTTTTCATTCCATAGTTCATCTTATAAAAACTCCTTAAAAGTGCGCCCATCAACAGGGGGTGTTGAGAGATGGGCGCGTGAGTATGTCTGCTTCCTTGGGGCTACAGACAAGTTTACTTATGAAGTTGTAGTTGTATAAATTTTACCACTAGCCGCTTCATTCTTGGAACCAAGAGTATACTCAGCAATCAACATGCGTCTATCTGAGTCACCAGTTTTTCCAAGATCTTCTGTTGTAATTGGTCGCAGATAAGCAACACACCAATACTCCATGTCTAACGCATACACGTTAGCAGATGGCATAAATCGGTTTGCTACAATCTGATGTTGACCAAAGTCTGATATATAAATATCAGCCGCTCCAACAATAGAACCCGGAGCAATCGCACCACTAGGTTGAACATCTCTAAACTGTGTTCCAATCCCAGCAAAGCCTGATGCTACTTGCTTATTAAACGATCCACACATGATAACACCCGGATCTCCACCATTGTCCCAGCACTTCTTAACAACTGATTTTAAATCAGCTTCGACAAAAGTAGCCGCAGTACCCGCAGTTGGATCTGTAGTAGGTGCGCCAGAAGTTACCGGAGGCGTAGTCGCGTTAGCTCCTTTCTGAACTTGGTTAGTTGCAAGCCATGCGCCGATACCAGCTAGGTTACGAGCAGTTGCCGCTCCACCAGCGGATGCCGCTTGAGTGCCTGTAAGAGCAGTTTCCATGTCACGCTTTAGCTCTCGACCACGTTTAGATATCTGATAAGCTAACTCATCAGCTCGACCAGCAGTCGCTACCGCGCGAAGTGTTCCTGTAACCCTTGGTACTTTGGTTGATATTTGTGTGAAGTTTGCCAGTCTAACTGTTGCAGTTGCCGTGCTTGTGACACCGTCATCACCTTCCACTTGGGCGTTATTTGCCGCCGCCGCTAAACTGTCTGTTTGCCACTCGTAAAGGGTTGCCGAAGCAGTCTCACGAGCAACGTTTGAAAGAAATGGAGTATCCATTGGCGAAATGTCGTAGATTATATCTGTTAAATCTTCTCTTTCACCAACAGCTCCATAAGTTGTAAAAGTCTCACTTGGTACAGCCATTTATTTTTTACCTCTTAATCGTTGTGAAATTAATTCAACCGCATCTCTATGATTGCCAGTTTTTTTCAATTTAGCTCTCAATTTTTGAGTTTGGTCGTTTTGTTGTTGCTTCTTCGATTGTTTAGCTCCCGGCTGGAGTATTTTTTTATTACCGATTTTTGCAACTTTCTTTTTTGCGGTTTCACCTGTGTTTTTGATTGCATCAAACTTACTGGCTTTGTGAGCTAACACTAAAACTCTATGGTCAGATACACTATTAATCTCTTCAGGGGTGAAACCTATGGTTAGAAGATACTCACTGATATTTTTAGCTGTCTCAGCTTTAGTTTTCTCGTTCGCTAATTCGGGCAAAGCTCTGTGAAGATTCATCTGCTCTCGCTGATATAATTCTTGTAGCTGTTGCTCTCGATCTTTTTTTACTTGTTGCGCTCTGTTTTCATAATCTTGAGCGGCTTTATTTCTTATATTGTTAATTGCGTTTTGTTTTTCTTGTAAATCTTGTCTTACTAATAGATATTTATTAGGATCTGTTGTCTTTAACTGTTCCCAATTTACTCCATTGAATTCATTCAGCAACATTTGCTCTGCCATATTTATATATTGAGCTGTTTGTTCCGATGTTTTTTGATATTCTGTGGCTAATTTATTTTTTTGCGTTTCTAATTCTGCCTTAGCTAACTGCGCTTGCTCTTCAGCTTTTTGTGCGCGTTGTAAAGCCGTAAACCCATCTTTGTATTCTCCAAGAGTAACTTCAATTCGTTCACCTGTATTTTGATCGGTCACTGGCATCGTTAAATTGTAAATATCGGATGGCTCGACACCAATCTGAGTTGCTAAGTCATTTAAAGAAGTAAGTTGATAAGATTCACTTTCTTCATTTTTTGTCTCTGCGCCTTGCAATTGCTCATCTGAGTCTGTAGGCAGTAACTCAGCGTCAGATTCAACAG